CAAACTAGCGAGTATAAGACTCGCTTTAAGGGCTTAGTTGCTTTGCAGGCTCGTGGGAACACGGACGTGCGTAACGAGGCAGAGTATTTGAACCTTGAAACTGATTACCGCAGGGCTTTTAACGAAGCCGGTCTTAGGGATTACCTTGGTGCTGATGGCAGCCAAAGCGAGTACGATTCTATTGCTGAACTTGTTGGTGATTATAGCGTATCTGTTGAAGAAGTAAGAGGCCGCATTGGGGATGCTCAGCGTGTTGTTGCTGATACTCCTCAAGAGGTTCGTAATTCTTTACAAAGATTCTACAACATTGATGCTACGTCTTTGGTTGAGTACGCTCTTGATCCCATACGTAGTCAAAACAAAATTAACACTCTTGCTAATGCTGCTATTGTTGGTGGCTTTGGAGAAATAGCAGGTCTTGATCTTGATGTTTCTGCTGCCGAATCTGTTAGTGGCCTTGCAAACAATCAAGACATAAACATGAACGCACTAAACAGGGATCTTGTNAAGGGCGTGGAGGTTAGAGATGCTACTTCACGTCTTGCAAACATTGACCGCATGGAACTTTCGGACAGTGAAGCGTTGCTTGCTTCTATGGAGTCAGATGCTAAGGCGCAAAAGAAAGTAAAGGGCTTGCAGTCTCGTGAACGTGCAAGGTTTGGCGGGTCTTCTGGATTCAACAGGGAGTCCTTAAAGAACGTCAACACTATATAACTGAATAAGGGCATGACAAGGTGAGAAAGAAATGTAATTCGCGGTGAGAGTTCCTGTGTTATTTCTTTAACCCCAGTTCGATTCTGGGCATGTCCACCACTAGACGGATCTATCGGCCCCGTTGGTGTATAAAGTCCGATAGTCACAGCCTTCTTTTCCTTCCCCTAGGATTTGAAGTGGGTGGCGATAACCTATCAATGAATAGTAAGGGAGTAAATAATGTCTGATTACGACTGGGACGATGACGATACAGATACAACGAATGACAGCACTGGAATGAAAGAGTTGCGTAAGGCGCTTCGCGCGGAGCAAAAGCGCAACAAAGAAATGTCCAGTAAACTAGACGAAATGTTGAACTCGTCTCGTGATCGTACTGTTAAAGATATTATTACGTCGAAGGGATTGCCTGATAAACTTTCTAAGTTGATCCCTTCTGATGTTACATCCCCTGAGGATGTGGAAAATTGGATTGCAGAATACGCCGACTTGTTTGGTGCTGCACCTTCCGAAGAAAATCAGGAACCAGCGGTTGATGCCGCAGATATGCAAGCGTTGAGAAGGATTTCTTCAACGCAACAATCTGGACAAGTGTTCGATGGGGACGTTGACCAACTGGATGCTCGCATCCGTGCGGCTCAGTCACCTGAAGAACTAAACAAGGTCTTATTTGGTAGTGCTCATGGACCGCAGGTTGTTTGATTAACTAAAACATTCATTAAATCTATTCACCTTGGAGGTGAAATCGCACAATGGCTAACGCTTATACAGACACAACCGCTATGGCCAACTTGGTCCAAGCGGCGTATGACCGATATGTAGAGTTCGCTCTACGTTCGCAACCTTTGTTCCGCAACCTTGCGGACAAGCGTCCAGTACAGCAAGCAATGCCCGGTTCCAGCGTAGTATTTTCGCTGTATCAGGACATGGCTGCAGCGACATCTACTCTCACAGAGACGACTGATCCTGATGCTGTTGCTATCGCTAACACGAACAACGTAACTGTTACTCTTGCCGAGTACGGCAACGTTGTTCTCGAAACAAAGAAACTGGGAGAATTTGCTTTCTCCGACGTTGACCCAGCAATCGCTAACCTTGTTGCATACAACATGGCCGATTCAATTGACACTGTTGTTGTTGCTGTTCTTAACGGTGGAACCAACGTGTTCTACGGTGGGGACGCTACCGCAACAAACGAGATTGTTGCTGCAGACGTGATGACCGGATCTTTGATCCGCAAGTCGGTTTCCAAGATGCGGGCAGGTAACTCTGTTCCTCGTGAAGGAATGCTGTACGCAGCATACATGCACCCAGAAGTTGCATACGACCTTCGTTCAGAGACTGGCGCATTGTCCTTTGAGGACATTCGCAAGTACACTGATCCTAACGTAGGCAACGTCCTTAACGCCACGACCGGCGTTTATGGTGGAGCATATGTCGTGGAGACCCCACGCGCAACTGTTGCTGCAGATGGCGCTGGTTCCATCAACGTTTACCGTTCGATCATTGCTGGACAGCAAGCACTCGCTGAGGCTACCGCTGTTGAGCCGGGTATCGTTCAGGGTCCAATTGTGGACAAGTTGATGCGGGCACGGCCTATCGGTTGGTACAGCCTGCAGGGCTGGTCAATCTACCGTCAAGATTCCTTGCGTCGGATTGAAACTTCTTCAAGCATTGCGTAAGTGATGTTCGGGGGGCACCTTTCGGGGTGTCCCCCTCCCACATTTTGAAACTATTTTAAGGATCTTGCTATGGCTGATAATCTTCCTGACACTATTGAGAATGAACTTCTTGATGCGCTTGTCGGTACTTCTACTTACAGCGTTACTGGCGCTATTAAACTTCGCTTGATGACAGCCAATGGCAGTGATGCTAGTGCTGGTACTGAAGTTACTGGTGGTTCGTACGTTGCTCAAACTATTACTTTTGGTGCTGCTTCTAGTGGTGCTATTGAAAACAGTGGTGCTATTTCGTTTACTGGTATGCCTGCTGTTACCGTGGTTGGTATTGAAATTTATGACTCTGCCGGTACACCAAAGCGTTTACTTTACGGGGCGTTGACTTCTCCTCGTACGGTGACTGCTGGTGACACGGTGCAGTTCGCTTCAGGTGCAATTGACATTACGCTGTCCTAATGCTAGACGTAACTGAGGGCGTTGTATTTGGTCTGGGGTTTCCTCAGATTGTTGACGGTGTAGCAGATTTTAGTGCCGCATCGAACATGGTAAGTTTGGCTAACGCTACTCTTCTTGCAACGTCCGCTTTGTCGGGTGCTTCTGGAATGACAGCCACGGTTACTATTGGTAACGTGTCGGCTTCCGTCATGTCTGCTCAGGTGGACATGGTGGTTGTGCCTAACGTTGTTAATGCTGCTGCTGTTTTGGTGGCTGGTGCTTCTAACATGACGGCAACCTCAAGTCGCATTTTCTTTACCGAATTGGAAATGTCCGCAGAAGCCGATATGACGGCCCTTGTGCGTAGTGTTATTGTTACCGCTCCTAGGCCCCTCAACGGGGCTGTAAACCTCTCAGCGTCGCTGTATGAGCCGTTAAACGTGCTTGACCTACCAACCGTGCAGTACACGTACACCGAGGACAGGTTGTTTAGAAGGTACAGCATTACTTCCGGTAAGTCTTTAGTTATAAATGGGACAAATGGGACAATTGTGGACTTCGTTGCCCAAGAGGACACCCTCACCGCTGACTACTATTTTGCTGGTGGTCACCGTTACGAACTGACCCCAACCGAAGTGACTGCTGTGACAAATGCTGGCTACGCCAACTTGATTACTATAGAAACCCTTTAAGGAATAACATGAATTGTAGAACTGGATGTAAAACAAAAGACCATGAGAGTTATGCTCAGTGTCTTCAGGACGCTAACGTCCGTGTCGCTGCAACCATGAACAACCCCTTTACCAGTGACGTTAAGAAGGAACTGTCCGCTTATCAGTCGGCTAGGGTGAATGGTATACAGCCAGAAGGAACAACGATCACTAAAGTACGTGAAGCAGAATCGGCATCACGGCTACTAGGTCGTCCATACAATGCTGACGTTGATCCTCCCGCTAAAATGGTTGTCAACAAGAACGCTGCTAAGTTTGTTAATGTGAGTGCAGCATGACAACATTTAACGAAATGATTGACGACACTCTCCTGCACTTGCAGGGGTACACAAAACAACAAGATCAAGTAACCCACCTTACTGCCGACACTACATCCACAGCAACAACAATGATTGTTAACGACGTTACTTCGATCTCTCGCGGTACCGCTGAGGTCGGCAACGAACTCATTTGGATAGATAGCGTAGATCAGCAGACAGGCACAGTAACTATCCCGCCTTACGGCAGGGGTTACCGTTCTTCTGTTGCAGCATCACACACGTCGGGTAGCATGGTTACTTCGTCACCAATGTTTCCACGCAAAACGGTAAGTCAAGCGTTAAACGATGCAGTCATAGCCGTGTACCCGGAACTGTTTGCTATAGGAACCACTGAAATAACTTTTAACCCGGCAGTGACAACTTACGAGTTGCCTGTCGGTGCCCTTGACATTCTTCAAGTATCGTGGCAGACGACAGGGCCTTCTAAAGAATGGCTACCTGTGCGTCGTTTCCGCGTGGACAAGCATGCTGCAACAGGAGCATATTCAAGTGGCGTGTCTTTGAGCGTGTACGATTCTATCGTACCCGGTCGTCCAATGAAAATAACTTTCACAAAAGAACCTTCACCTTTAGTAAACGATTCAGATGTTTTCAATACGGTAACTGGGTTACCTAACTCTTGCGAAGACCTTGTTCGTTTCGGTGCCGCTTACCGGCTGGTTCCGTTCTTTGACTCTGCTCAAGCAAGCGGTGACTCTGCACAAGCAGACTTCTCCGCAGGACAGCGACCTATTGGTTCGTCTAGTGCGTTGTCCCGCTTCCTTTTGCAAATGTATCAAGTAAGACTAGCAGAAGAAGTAAAGGGGATGCAGTCCGCTTTCCCTGTCCGTTCGCATTACACTAGGTAAAGGAATAAAAAATGGCTAGAAGGTATTACTCTAGTATAGCAGCGAGGACCACTCTTTCCTCTTCTATTACTAGCAGCGCAGTAACAATGGGAGTGGTCGCTGTAAGCGGTTGGCCATCAAGTTTCCCTTACACGCTAATCATTGACTCCGACTTGGCAACAGAAGAAGTTGTTACGGTTACCGGAGGTCGGGTCTTACTGTAACAATAGTTCGTGGAGTTGATGGAACTACTGCTCAGGCACATGACGCTGGAAGCCCAGTGCAGCATGGTGTTTCGGCACGAGACTTTGACGAGCCGAACACTCACGACAACACAGCGGTTAAACGTAACTGTTGTCACTTCTTCTTCTCGCCCCGGAAGCCCTTCTGCTGGTGAGATTATTTATGAAACAGACACAACATTATATTTCGGGTGGAACGGTTCCGCTTGGACAGGCATCGGTGGTTCATCCGGCGGCGCAGGACTACAAGACGTTTTCTTTCTGATGGGAGCATAACAAAATGGCTACAGCATACAAATTCGCACAGGTTCAGGGTACTGCAAGTACGGGAACTTTCGCAACACTATACACGACACCTGCTTCCACTGAAGCGGTAGTTTCTTCGCTTGTTATTACGAACCAGACTGGTTCTGCTGTCACCGTTCGTGTGGGCATGGATGCTACTGCTGGTACGCCTAGTGCCAGCGAGTTCCTTGTTTATGATGCTGCGGTTGCCGGTAATGACACGGTTGCTTTAACTCTTGGTATTACTATGGATGCTGCGAAGTTTATTCGCGTGTCTTCGTCGGCAGCGACCTGTAACTTTACTGCATTTTTGAGTGAGATTTCCTAATGGCAATGTCAACGTTTAGCGGGAGTGGTCTAGGTGTTCCGGCTTCTACCGCCAATTTTACGGACACCGCTACTGGAACATACACGGACGGTGGGGTGAATTACAAGTATCTGACTTTGACTAGCACAGGTACTGTCACGATTGACCGCGCTGGAACCTGCGACATGCT